GGACTACGACGGCATAATCGCGGACGGTTCAATCCGTTCCGGTAAAACCCTTCCGATGTCCGTTTCGTTCGTTCTATGGGCTATGGAACGGTTCAACGGCGAGGCGTTCGGTCTTTGCGGAAAGACGATCGGCGCTTTCCGGCGTAACGTGCTGCGGTACATGAAACAAACGCTGCCGCCGGAGGGGTACCGCCTCACGGAATACCGGAACGAAAACAAGGTCGTCGTCTCGTATGCCGGACGCGAAAACGAGTTTTACCTTTTCGGCGGTCGTGACGAGCGTTCGCAAGATCTCGTTCAAGGCGTAACGCTTGCCGGTGCGCTTTTCGACGAGGTCGCGCTTATGCCGGAATCATTTGTAAACCAGGTCGTCGGGCGCTGCTCGGTTGATGGCGCGAAGCTGTGGTTTAACTGCAACCCCGAATACCCCGCGCATTGGTTCCGGCAAGAGTGGATATTGAAGCACGACGAAAAGCGGCTTTTGTATCTGCATTTCACGATGGAGGACAACCTTTCACTTTCCGACCGAATCCGTGAACGCTATCGCTCGTATTATACGGGCGTTTTTTACAAGCGTTTCATTCTCGGACTATGGACGGCAGCGGAAGGCGTTATTTACCAGGACTTCGCCGACGATCCCGAACCGTTCATTTTGGACATTGCGCCGCACATCGTTTCGGCGTCTATCGGGATCGACTTCGGCGGCACAAAATCGGCGCACGCTTTCGTATGCGTCGGGTTCACGGCGGGCTATAAAAGCGTCGTCGTCCTCGACGAATACTACCACGACAACATGAAGGACGGGCGCCTATCACCGGCGCAGCTTGACGAGGCGTTCGTTTCGTTCGTGCGGGAGCAGAAAAGCAAATACCAAATAACGGGTATCTACTGCGACAGCGCCGAACAGACGCTTATACAAGGGTTCCAAATTGCGGCCCTTAAAGCGCATATCGGCGCGCCTATCTGCAATGCGATAAAGGGCGAAATAAACGAGCGCATTGCGTTCTACAATGCGATCATGTCACAAAAACGGTTCTTTGTGATGCGAAAATGCAAGGCGGTTATTGCCGCGCTGCAAGAGGCGGTTTACGCCGACGACCAAAAGGACAAACGGCTCGACAACGGCACGACGAACGTCGACAGCTTGGACGCGCTCGAATATTCCACGGAGCCGTGGCAAGATATTATTCTTTACAAGGGGTTATAAATGCGTAACGTCATTCGATATTTGGAATCCATCGGGTACAAGACTATTGATCCGCGCTATTATGACATGATCGCCATGTGGGGCAAGTGGTACGGCGGTCGGGTGCCGTCAATCCATAACTACATCCAGTACAACGGATTGACGAAAATCCGACGTTCCCGCAAGACGCTCGGCATGGCGAAAAAGGTGTGCGAAGATTGGGCGAACCTACTCTTAAACGAAAAGGTCGAAATCACCGCAGACAATGACGCCATAAACAAGGCGGTCGCCGCCGTGCTGAAAAAAAACCGTTTCGGCGTGTACGGGAACCAGCTCATAGAAAAGGCGTTTGCATTCGGTACCGGCGCATTTGTGGAGTACACCGACGGCGACGACATCGTGGTCGATTACATCGTCGCAAAGAGCATTTTCCCGCTTGCGTGGGACAACGGCGATATTACCGAATGCGCCTTTGCGAGCGAACGCAAGGTCGGCAAAGACCGGTATATTTACCTCAATATCCACAGGATCGGAGAAGACGGAAAATATATCGTCGAAAATCAGTATCTACGGGTAAGCAAGGGCGGCGGCTTGACACTTGTCGACTTGCCGGAAGGCATCGAACCGGAGGTAAAAACCGACTCGGAGATCCCGCGTTTCCAAATCCTCTACCCGAATATTGCAAACAATATCGACCTTGACGCGCCGCTCGGTCTTTCCATCTACGCAAACGCGCTCGACCAGCTCGAAACGTGCGACGTCCTGTTCGATTCGTTCTACAACGAATACAACCTCGGACGCAAGCGCATTATGGTACCGGTCACAATGGCGCAGCGCATAGTTAGCAAGGAAAGCGGCGAGCAAGTCCCGATTTTCGACGAAAACGACATCGTCTTTTATGCGTACGAAACAAAGGACGATTCCGCGAAGATCGACGAAATGAACGGCGAGCTGCGAACCGACGCCCATGTAAAAGGTATTTCGGCGGCGGTGAACTACGTCGGTTATAAATGCGGCTTCGGTGAGCATCGGTACCGTTTCGACGGCTCCGGCGTGAAGACCGCGACGGAAATCGTGTCCGAGGATTCCGATATGTTCCGATCCGTTCGCAAACACGAAGCGGTTATTCTGTCCGCAATCGACGGGCTATACAAGGCAATCGCGGATATGCTCGGCAGCACAACAGACTTTTCCGTTTCTATCGACTTCGACGATTCGATCATCGAAGATCACGCCGCAGAACAGGCACGCGACCGGCAAGACGTCCTCGACGGGCTTATGAGCAAGGTCGAATATCGCATGAAATACTACCACGAAACCGAAGCCGACGCAAAGGCAAAGCTGAAACAAATATCCGACCTTGACGCGCTGATGGAGTTTTAACGCATGATCCCATATGAATGGATCGACGAGATCCCCGACGCGCTTGTCGAAATGTATGCGGAAGCGGAAACGGCGATCCTTTGCGACATGGCAGACCGCATATCGCAGCTTGATTTCTACGGATCGGCGGTTCAATGGCAAGAAAGAATGCTCCAGGAGATGGGACTCACGCACGACCATATCGTCACAACGCTTTCCAAAATGACCGGCAAAACGACCGCCGAGCTGGAGGCGCTTATAGCGGAGGCGGGCGGTCAAGTGCTGCAGTCGAACGCTTTTCTCGCCGACCTCGGTTACAATCTGCAATCGGTCACGGCGTCGGAGGTTTGGAAAGCGCGCCTCGCCGAAGGGTTGAAAAAGACCGGCAAACTGTTCGAGAATTTGACGAGTACGACGGCTTCGGTCGGTGCAAGTCAATTCCGGCACGCTTGCGATATGGCGTATATGCAAGTCGAGACCGGCGCGTTTTCGCCAAACGAAGCGATTGCAAACGCCGTCCGGCGGCTTTCGCGTGAAGGTGTGCAGACCGTCGAATATCACGGCTCGACCGGAACGATCCGGCGCGACAACGTGGACGTCGCCGTGCGCCGCGCTGTCGTTACGGGTATCAATCAAACGACGGCGCGGCTGCAGCTTGCCATAAACGAGGAACTTGGTCTCGACCTTGTGGAGGTTTCCGCGCACGAAGGCGCGCGACCGGAGCACGCCGTTTGGCAAGGCGGCATTTACTCGCTTTCCGGCACGTCGAAGAAATACCCCGACTTTCGCAAATCGACCGGCTACGGAACCGGCGCGGGGCTTTGCGGGTGGAATTGCCGCCACACCTTCGCGCCGTATGTCGACGGATCGCCGCGCGTATGGTCGAAAGACGAACTCGACCGGCTGAACAACCGAACCGTTACATATAACGGCGAAGAAATGTCCTACTACGACGCCACGCAAAAGCAAAGGTACATCGAACGGAATATCCGGCGTTGGAAACGCGAGGTCATGGCGTGCGATTCTGCGGGCGTGCCGACCGGTCGAGCTGCGGAACGGCTGTCGTATTGGAACCGCGTACAAAACGACTTTGTGGAACAAACGGGTTTCAAGAAACAGTTTGACAGAATTTCGGTCGCCGGATATAATAGGAGCGTGAGCAGCGCAGCCACGAACGCGGCAAAGGCGCAAAGGATCGTGGACGCGGCGAAAAAGAAATCCGGCATCCGTGGAACGGTGCGGGCGATCACAAAGAAGGTGAGCGCCGACGGGCTTTTGTTCGACCATACTCACATCAACGTCGAACGCGGTCACGACGTCAAGGAAGCGGAAGCGCGTTCCTACATCGAAAACGCGGTTGCCGTCATATTCCGAACGAAAAACGGCGTAAAATACGCAAATTACTTTTCGCCGTATGGCGCCGCCTATGTGGACATCGACGGAAAGGCGATCCGCACCGCGTTCAAGCGAGAACAGTACGACGAAAAAACGATTGCGTTTTTACAAGAGGTCATAAATGGATGGAGTAAATAACAGCGTGAATACCGTGTTTTGCCCGCTCGTGGATTCAATGATCGACGCGGTCGATTGCGCGGTCAACCAGGACGTTTCCGAAAGAATGCTGAAACCGAGCGCCACGAACGAACGCTATCTTGTAAAAGACGATTGGCGCGATATATGCCTATCGTGTAAGAACCACGCAGAATAAAGGCACCTGGAAAGGTGCTTTTTTCATACACCGAAATCCATCAAAATGCGGCGGGTTCCCATGACCGCCGCGCCTCCTTCAAAAAGGGAGCGGACGCCCATCCGCTCCCTTTTCTATGCACAAATCCCTTTTCGGGTTTGGAATATGCCGACGGGCTATAAACGGTGCCGACGGGCAAAAAACGGAATCCACAGCCGACGGGCTATAAACGGAGGTATTTATGGCAGACACAGGAACACAGACGGGCGCACCCGCAGCCACGCAGCAGCAGAGCGCACCCGCACCGGTAGACGTCGGGCAGCTTGCAAACTCGCTCCTCGACGCACTCGACAACAGGAACCGCCGCACCGAAAACGGTGTCGTGCGATCCTACGCGCAGCAATACGGAATGACGGAAGCCGAGGTTTCCGAGATCCTTGCGAAAGCGCGAAACGAACGGAACTCGAAGCCGACCGAAGCGCAGCAAGCGCAAATCGACGCGGCGCTCGGTAAGGCAAACGAGCGACTTGTGGCTGCCGAAGTGAAGGCAGTCGGGGCAACGCTCGGACTGCTCGACACAGACGTCGCCCTCGCGCTGATCGACCGGAAGAAGATCACCGTAAAGGACGACGGGAGCGTCGAAGGCGTAAAAGACGCCCTCGAATCGCTCAAAGCATCGAAATCGTATCTTTTCGGCGCAAAAACCGAAACCCCGAAAAAGACGGGAATGCGCCAAACGCAGGGCAGCACGACCGGCGGCAAAACGACCGACAGCGTGAACGACGCCTTGCGTTCTTTGTTCGGAAGAAAGGAATAAAACAAAATGCCTAATGCAACCATGATTTCCCGCAGTGATGCGGAAGCCCTTATCCAGGAGCATCTTTACGGCGAATTGGTGGAATCTCCTATCGAAGATTCTATCGTTATGCGCCTCGCTCGTCGTCTGCCTGATATGCCGACCGGCAAGGCAAAGATGCCCGTCCTCGACCTTCTCCCGCTCGCGTATTTCGTGAACGGCGACAACGGTCAAAAGCAGACCTCCAAAGCCGCATGGGACGGCGTTTTCCTCAATGCGGAGGAGATCGCCGTTATCGTGCCGATCCCGGAAGCCGTCCTCGAAGACACGAACGTCGACATTATGGATGACGTCACGAAGCGCGTCCGCGCTGCTATCGGCGCGGAGTTTGACGGCGCTGTCCTGTTCGGCAAGGATCGTCCGGCGAACTGGCCGCTCGGCGTTGTGCCTATCGCACGCAACGCCGGAAACAATGTTGCCCCGTCCTCCCCGCTGACCTATGACAACCTCCTCGGCACCGGCGGCGTTATCGCAAAGGTCGAGGCGGGCGGCTTCGCAATCGACGGCGGCATTTCCTCTATGGGAATGCGCGCACAGCTTCGCGGCATCAAAGACGACAACGGCAACCCGATTTTCAAGACCGATATGCAGGGCGCCACTCCGTACGCGCTCGACGGCGCACCTCTGCATTTCCCGAAAAACGGCTCCTTCGATACCGCGATCGCGCAGCTCGTCGTCGGCGACTGGTCGCAGCTCGTATGGGCAATGCGGAAGGACATCTCCGTTAAGATTCTCGACCAGGCGGTTATTCAGAATCCGGACGGTTCTATCGCGTACAACCTTGCGCAAAACGACATGATCGCGCTCCGCGTGTTCATCCGTTGCGCTTGGGCGCTGCCGAACCCCGTGTCTCCGCTTAACCCCGACCGCGTCCTCGTTCCGTTCGCGTACCTCGAACCGGCGTCCGCACAGACGACCTATACGCTGACCTTTACCGTCCAGGACGGCAGCAGCAACGCAATCGAAGGCGCGCGGATCGAAATCGGCGGCTCGAAGCTGAAAACGAACGCGTCCGGTCAAGCCGTGTTCAAGCTGACGAACGGCACCTATACCTATAAGGTCAGCAAGGACGGCAAGACCTCCGAGGGTACGAAGACGATCTCGTCCAGCAATACCACGCAGAGCGTGACGCTCGCATAAAGCCATGATCGAAGCGGACTACAATTTCTACAACACGACATACGGCGGCAGCGCGCCGGAGGAGGTTTTTAACCGGTTCAAAAAGCGCGCGTGTTTCGAGGTCGAAAATCTCACGTTCGGGCGCGCGAACAGCGTCACCGACGAGGACACCGTCGAACGTGTCAAGATGGCAGAATGCGCCGTCGTCGACGAGCTGACGCGCACCGAAAACGGCGTGATTGTGTCCGCATCGAACGACGGCTATTCCGAGACGTACCAAACAAACCGCACCGCAAAGCAGCGCCTCCGTGACGCTGCCTTGCGGTATCTTGCCTTAACGGGGCTTATGTATCAAGGAGGGTTCCGGCGGTGTTAGCGTGCAACAAAACCTTGACGCTCGTGCATCATGTAAAGAGCGTCGACGGTGATACCTACGAATGCCACACGATAAGGAACTGTTCGTGGTTCTCGAAGCTGCGGACAAATCTCACGGATCGCGGGGCTACAATGGAGCGCTACACATACGTCCGGTTTCCTTCCCTTCCGTCCGGTGCGGTTCTATGCAAGGGCGATTTCTTTGTAAATGGCGTTGTGAGCGCCGTTTCTCGCCCTTCCGACCTTGCCGGTATGGAATACATGACCGTCCTCGATATTTCGGATAATTCGCGCGGAGGCGGCGTCCTATTGCCACATTGGAGCGTGATCGGTCAATGAAGATCGAAGTAAAGCGTATCGAATGCAACCCCGACAAGATCGCTGCAAATCGCGATTTTCGCGGAGCTGAAAAATATATGGCGGCGCGGTTCAAAGCGTACTGCGATCCGTATGTACCGTTTCGCAGCGGACACTTGAAAAACACCGCATTCGTCGGTACAAACTACGTTCGGTACCTTGGCCCGTATGCACAGTTTCAATATGGCGGCGTCGTTATGGTCGGCGTTATGACGCATTCGCCCTGGGCGCGCCGAGGCGAACCGAAGCGCGTCACAGGGAAACCGTTATCGTATTCCGGCGGCGGTCAACGCGGCCCGAATTGGGACAAACGCATGAAGGAACAGCGCGGCGACGAATTACGGCAAGATGTAGCGAACTTTCTCAAAGCAAAATCGAAGAAATGAGGTAAACCTATGAGCAATTTGTCCGAACTGAAAGGCATTTTGACCACGCTCGGCGGCACCCCCGCAGCATCCGACACGATTGCCGCGACGATTGCGAAAATCAAAGCAGCGATCACGGCGCACGGCGGTCTCGGTAACGTGCTTCCGTCAACGTCGGCGTCCGACAACGGCAAGAAGGTTCTCGGCGTTTCCAGCGGCAAGTGGGCGAAGGTCGATATTCCGACCGGCGTTCCGGCATTTACCGCAGCGCAAAACGGGAAGATTCTCGGCGTTGTGGACGGCGCGCTCGCGTGGGTTGATAAGACCTAAAAGGAGCGTAAGGCGTGAAACTGATTGACTATATTCGATCCTTGCTTCGGACGTGTCCGCTTTTGGAAAACGAGCGCATAAACGTCGATTTCCTCGACGCAGAAAACGGTTCGTATTCCGTGAATACGTCCCCTGCGGCGCCGATTGTAAAGCGGTTCATTGACGGGAGCAGCATCCGGCAGTACGTTTTCACGTTTTCAAGCGCGGAACTGTACGGCGAGGAGATCCGTCAAAACCTCGAAAACGCTGGGTTTTGGGAGGATTTCACGGAATGGATCGAATCGGTCGACCTTCCGCATACGCTCGAAACCGGTCAAGAGCCGCAGAAAATCGAAGTGCTATCCTCCGGCTATGCCTTTATGACAGACGCCGACAGCGCTCGGTACCAAATCGAGTGCAGACTACTTTACAAGCAGAAAGGAAGATGAATAAATGCTTATTTTGAGAGCAGACCAGGCGGCGTACATGAATACGGGTACCGCGCAGGCCCCCGTATGGTCGCGCATCGGCGACGGCTTTACGTCCTTCCCCGAATCGAAGAACGCAAAGGAATATACCCGCCAGTATATCCACATGAAGCAAGAGAAAACCGACGTCGTCGGCTACGCGCCGAGTATCGCCTATTCGTGCGACGTTTACGACGACGATCCGTGCTGCACGAAGATCGTCACGATCACGGACAGCGAAGCCGTCGGCGCTGACGCGGAGGTCGAGATCGTGATCGTTGATCTCTACAAGGTGACCGGCACCGACGCGGCCGCGACGTGTCCGGCGCGCAAGCGCACCTATGTCGTCGTACCGGATCAAATCGCGGACGGCGTCGAAGCACTCGTCTACACCGGCACCCTCAAAGCAGCGACCGAGAACGTCGTCGGCACGTTCAAGCCGTCCGACAATACGTTCACGGCGACCGCCGAATAAAACGTAACAGGAGGAGACCGTTATGTTTGAATATGTGTATAAGGACGTCACGTTCCCGCTCGACATGACCGACGTCGAAACGGCAGAGCGGTACGAAGAAGCCGCCGAGCGCCTTATGAAGAAAGGCGAATCGGCACCGAAGGACGGAAAGCAAAGCGCAATTCTCCGGTATCTTTGCGAAGCGTACGACGCCTTTTTCGACGGCGTGTTCGGTGAAGGCGCTGCCGCAAAACTTTTCGGCGGGCGGCTTTCCGTGTCCGAGAAAGAGGACGCATACATGGCGCTCCTCGACTGCGTGAACGCGCAGCGCGAAGCACGCAACGAAAAGCGCAACCGGTATCTGCCTAACCGCGCACAGCGCCGCGCAAAAGGATGAATATGCTGATAGACGCGCTCCCGTCATGCGTCCGTGTGGCGGGTGCGCTTCATCCTATCCGCACCGATTTCCGTATATATATCATGTTTGAGCAGCTTCTTTCGGACGACGAGCTGGGAAAAGACGAGCGCATCGAAAGTGCGGTCGAGCTATGCTACGAACACCCCGAAGCGCTGCCGGATGATATAGACGAAATCGTAAACGCGCTTTTGTGGTTTTACCGCTGCGGGAAGCCGGAAGACAAGCGGCTTTTGAAACGTGCCGAGAAACGCCGCGAGGCGCAACAGGAGGCACAGCGCATATACGACTACGACCAGGACGCCGAGTACATCTATGCGGCGTTCCTCGAACAGTACGGCGTCGACCTATGCGATATTGACGGGCTGCATTGGTGGAAATTTCACGCAATGCTGCACGCGCTCCGCGAGGATTGCCTATTCGTCAAAATTATGGGTTATCGGTCGGTAAACCTATCGAAGATCACCGACAAAAAAGAGCGTAACCGGATCGCGCAGCAACAGGCGCTTTACAAGCTACGGAACGGGAAAAGCGAGGAAGAAAAGGCGGCGTTGCTATATGATCCCTATACCGCCTATTGAGCGAAAATGGTTTTGTTGCCCGCATTGCGGACAGCGTCTTTTACTCTACGACAATACCGCGTCTTGCAAAGGGTTCTATATCCGGTGCAAGAAATGCGGAAAGGAAATCGAGATTTCACATAATCCGGCAAATAATAAGTGAGCCATTGAGCCGTTATTTCCGAACTATTGAAAAATAGCCAGGAAAGGACGGCTCTATTTTTATGGCAAATGACGGTTCTGTCGTTTTCGGTACCGAGGTAGACGAAAGCGGTCTCAAAAAAGGACTGAAAAATATCGCGGGCCTTGCCGGAAACGGTCTTGCGGCGCTCGGAAGCGTGACCGGCGCTGCGCTCGCCGCCACGACGACGGGGCTTGTCGCGCTCGGCAAAGCGTCGATTGAAACGACGTCGCAGTTTGACACGTCCATGTCGCAGATCGCGGCAACGCTCGGTATCACGTCCGAGGACATTGCGAACAACGTCAACGGCGCGGGAGATACGTTCGATTCGCTGCGCGCAAAAGCCCTCGAAATGGGGAGCGCGACGAACTTTACCGCACAGCAAGCCGCCGACGGCTTGAACATTCTCGCTATGTCCGGATATGACGCGAAAACGTCAATCGGCATGATCGAGGACGTTTTGCACCTTGCCGCTGCTGGTTCTATGGACTTATCGACCGCTGCGGGATTCGTGTCCGGCAGCATGAAGGGCTTTGCGGACAACACGAAATCGGCGCAGTATTACGCCGACCTCATGGCAAAGGGCGCAACGCTCGCAAATACAAACGTATCGCAGCTCGGCGACGCGCTTTCCGGTGCGGCTGCAGTCGCGTCTTCCTACGGTCAAAGCGCGGACAGTACAACGATTGCTTTGCTACGTCTTGCAGAGCAGGGAGTCGTCGGATCGGCGGCAAGTACGGAACTCGCCGCCGCCATGAAGAACCTATACGCGCCGACGAACCAGGCAGCCGACGCCTTGAAGGAGGTCGGCGTTTCGGCGTTCGATGAAAAGGGAAATTTCCGCGATTTCAATACCGTTGTAAACGAACTGTACGACTCCTTGAACGCGCTCGGCGCCGACGGCTTGCCGAAATACACCGACGCGCAAAAGACCGCAATCGCGCAAACGATTTTCGGGATTCAAGGGTTCAACGCCTACAACCAAATGATTGTCACGTCGACCGAGAAACAGGAAGAATGGGCGGCGGCGCTCGCGGATTCCACCGGCGAGGCGTCGAAACAGTACGCCACCATGACGGACAACCTCCAGGGCGACCTCGACATTTTGGGTTCCGCGTTTGACGGCTTGAAAATCGCCATCGGCGACGAACTTATGCCTACCATGCGCGAGTTTGTGCAATTCGGTTCCGACGGTCTTGCGCGGCTCACCGAGGCGTTTAACATCGGCGGCATCGAGGGCGCATTCGGCGAACTCGGCACGATCCTATCGGAAGCTCTTGTAAAGCTGACCGGCTTTTTGCCGAAAGCAATAGAAATCGGCGGCAGACTTCTTTCTTCGATTCTGCAAGGTATTTCGGATCATGCCGGAGAAATCATGGCAGCGGCGGTCGAGGTCGTTACGGAACTCGTGCAAGCGATCATCGACAACGCACCGCTTGTATTGGAAACCGGCATCGTCCTTATTTCGGAACTCTTGAACGGCATCGGGGCTGCGCTGCCGGAACTCATACCGGCGGCGGTCGAAGCCGTTTTGACGCTCGCGCAAACGCTTGTCGACAACGTCGGTATGCTTGTAAATGCCGCAATCCA